GGCACAATAACATCTTACGACGTTATTGGTTATGATGGTATCCACAAGCTCGTCTTTGCGTCCGAAGAACAAAGATGGATCTCGTGGAACCCCGCGACATTGTCGCGCGTTTCGAGCTCGCACGTCTCAGTACGTGCGCCGCGCTCTTGCGGATTGGGGGTACATCTTCGGATGTCCCGCCCCCACCTTCCAACCCACCGGCGAGTGCCACGAAGTGGCCGCCTCGGTGAAGAAGCTTCTTGGGAACTGCCCGAGTGACGACCCTAGGGAAGTCATGGCCTGGCAGTCCATCAAAAAGGGTTTACCACCGTCTTGCGTTTGCATGACGGCGCCCTTGATGGCGAAGCTTGTTGAGGGGTTTGCGCGTCCTAAGCGCGATCTCCCCGCCGGTTACCTGCGATTCGTACAACAACAAACCCTTCGTCTCTTCCCTAAAGGATGGGACTTGGGCTACGAAGAACAGGTTCTGCTCACTTCTCCCCCCCTCTCCTCGACAATCGAGAATTCCCGTGCCAACGGCGGTTGCTTAGGGAGCGGAATTGACCACGATGCGTTTCTCAACGAAGCGTTGAGTGGTCCTTTCCGCCCCGAACGCGAACGCCCGGAGGCAGAGCTTATTCTTGTCCAGTCCGCTGGCAAACCTCGTCCGTTGACGAAGTTTTCCGCCGACGAGCTTCTCCTTCGGCCACTTCATAAGACGATTTATAATCATCTTAGTCGTAGTCGTTGGTTGGCTCGCGGTGACGTGACGGACGAGATGTTGCTCAAGGCCGGGTTCACCGATTCTGGGCACCTCACCTCCGGTGACTATGCTTCCGCGACGGACAATTTGTCCATCGAGGTTGCAGAGGTCATCGTGAGTGCCCTCATCTCCACTTCCAGTGTTGTGCCTCCGTCTGTGTGCCAGCAGGCGGTCCGGATTCTCAGGCCATGGTTGTTTTACATGGTTTCAGAATCTCCCGGATCGCCGCCTACTGAGCGCGTGGACGTTGGCGAGCCTCGCATCGGTCAGATGATGGGCTCTTACCTCTCGTTCCCCCTACTCTGCTTGCAGAATAGGATGGCATTCCTTTGGTCCGCAAGGACTTTTGGTCTGTCTTGGAAGGAGACGGTTCGAGTCCCTTGCCTGATCAACGGCGACGACATCCTTTTCCAGTCGGAGAAGGCTTTGTCGCGACATTGGATGGGGGTTGTCGGCGGGCTTGGTCTTGAGGTCGAGCGTACAAAGACTAGTGTCGATGACGTGTACGGTTC